AGTAGAAAAGCGCGTTTAAACTTGACGTTCACCGATAAATTTGAAAATAATATAAAAAGAAATTTTAGTTAAAAAGATTGTTGATTTCACGAAATGGAATGATTTGGTTTTTGAGGGATTCCCAAATGATTTATTTTCGCCTTAATTCTAATTTAAAAAATGCTACTTAAAAAAATGATTTTAGTTTATTTGATCCACGTACTTTCAGCCATTAAAAACATGACTTCGGTTGACCACCTTGATGTCAAAATGATGGCAACAATCAAACTTGGGATTTTATTGTCACCAATTACGTTTTTATTTGATTTGATGTCAAAATGGACAATTGACAATGGTGATTTCATTGGCGTGGTCCTTGGCGCGATCATAATCGATCATATTTTGGGATCAATTAAACACGCCTTTTATTATATGGATTTTACTTGGCGCGAAAACATTCGCGGGATCTTCACGAAAATCGCATTGGTTGTGGCGTGTGGATTCTTGTTTGAAGGACTTCAAGTTGTGATCCACGGTGAAACCATATTGACGGAATATTTGAAAACGATCACAAGGTTGATCGTGTTTTTGTACCCGGCCGGATCAGCGTTTCAAAATTCATCGGTTTTGACGGGTGGTAAATTTCCACCGAACATTTGGTTGGAAAAATTAAAAAAGTTTCAAAAAGATATGAAAATCGAAAATTTCAATCAAGACATTAAAAACAAAAAAAACGAAGACAAATGAAACCAATTTTTGACAATGGACACGGCGGTGTCATCGGTGGCAAATATCAAACGCCCGGAAAAAGATCACCGAAATGGGAATGTGGCGTTTTATACGAAGGAATGTTCAATCGTTGGGTTGTCAATAGATTGATTGAAAAAATGGATCGTTGTGGCCTTATTTATTACCACATCAGTCCGGAAAAACACGATGTTCCATTGTGGCAAAGATGCGAACGGGCCAACAAGATCCACGGAAAAGATCCGAACACATATTTGATCAGTATTCACGCGAACGCCGGTGGTGGTGAAGGGATTGAAGGATTCACAAGTCCCGGGGTGACAAAGTCGGATCAAATCGCCGAAATATTTTTGCGAGATCTTGAAATCAACTTGGAAGGATTGACAAAATTCAGATTTGACGAAACGGACGGTGATCGTGACAAAGAAGCCAAATTCAAAATCTTGGTTGATTCTAAATGTCCGGCGTTTTTATTTGAAGCGGGATTCATGGATCACCGTGAAGATTATGAAAAACTTTGGTCCGAAGACTATTTGGAACGGATCGTTGATTCGTTGTTTGAATCAATAAAATCCATCTATAAATGAAAAAACTATTTTTAGCCGTTTTAAGCGCATTTTTCATGTTGTCATGTAATAGCACAAAGAAAATGTTTGAACGTGACAACACGAGCAAGGAAACAACCACACGACGCGAAACAATCACGCGTCCGGGTGATACTTTGACAATCGACATTCCAAATATCCGATTCAAGGACACGACAATTCAGCGTGTAAATTACGACACAAGGACGATTGGCCGGGTTGTTTATGATTCACAAGGGAATCAACGTTTTTATTGTATTCCGGACGAAATCAAAGAACAATTGGAATTGATCAATGAAAAGATCAACAATGACACCGAAAAAAAATCCGACGTCGAAAGATCTTTCAATCCTCAATATTTGATTTATTCGATCGCCGGTTTGGCCGGGATCATTTTGATCGGGTTGGTTGTTCTTGGTTCAATGATTATGAAGATCCAAAAGAACGCCCCAATGATGACCGCAAAAATTTTTCGGGAATTAACCAAAGATTGATTTATATTTGCAACAAGATTTTTCCACGAAATCTTCACACGATTGTTTGTTTGAACGCCATCCCTTCCGGGTGGCGTTTTTCATTTTATATAAAAAAATGTTTACATCATATATAAAAAAATGTATATTTGCATAAATAACAAACAAATCAAAATCGTGGAAAAAACCTTGAATCTTTATGAATTGTCGAAAGAAACCAACGTCATCCGGGGTTTCCGGGTTTTTTATTGGACCGATATGTGGGGCCAATTACGTTTCAACATTCAGTTCGTGAACAATCAAGATTCTTTGATGTTTGATTTGTCTTTAAATTAAAAACAAATGTCAATTTTATCAAGCAAACAAATTTCATTGGCCCAAGGTTTGATCACTAAATCCGGTTATCAATTGAAAGAATTCAACAACCGAAACGTCCTTCGGTTACAAAAAGGACGAACACAAATTTTTTTATATCCACCAAAATCGTAAAAACATGAAACAAACAGAATTGAAGATCGTTGACGTTGACGTCATTATTGACCTTTACAACAAGAAGAACCCGGAATTGAAGCCAATGGACCGAAAGTCGTTGGCGAAAGATCTTGGCGTGAATGTCCAAGTCTTTTCAGATTGGAAGAACGGACGAACGCCGAAATTGATTTATCGAATTTTAAGACTGAAAGAAATTGGCGAATGTCAATTGGAAGATTTCATCGTTGAAGATAAAAACTAAAAACCCAAATCAATGTTTTTTAAATTACAAACCTACACGAAAACAAAAGACAATCAAGTGAACAACATGGTTGAATCATATTTGAACCGGCAATTGTGGGAACAAACATATATCAACCCAAAAAACAAAACATTTCATGGAAAATAAACAAGTCACAAAAACACAAAGGCCGTTCAAAGATTTGATCGGTGACCCAAAGGTTCAAGAACGTTTCGAAAAGATGTTGGGTGACAACGCCACTTCTTTTTTGATGTCGGTGTTGAACTGCGTTCAAAACAATGACAAGTTGATGGAAGCGGAACCACAATCGATTTTGATGGCGTCGGCCGTGGCCGGAACATTGAATCTTCCAATTGATCCGAATTTGGGCCAAGCCTACATAATACCATACAACGTCAAGATCAAGGAAAAAGGAAAACCGGATCGATGGGAAAAACGCGCACAATTTCAAATCGGATATAAAGGATTGATTCAACTTGGTCATCGATCAAGACAATTCGCCGGACTTAATTCAAGCGATGTTCGTGAAGGGGAATTCAAAGGTGTTGACCGAATGACGGGTGAACACACTTTTGATTGGATCCAAGACAATGACGAACGTGAAAAACTTCCGATCATTGGTTTCGTCGGATATTTTAAATTGACAAACGGTTTTGCAAAATCAATGTATATGACCGCGAATCAAATGAATCAACATGGATCAAAGTATTCAAAAACATTTTCAAGTGATTTTGGATTGTGGAAAAAAGATTTCGTGGGGATGGGAAAAAAAACCGTTTTGAAATTGTTGATTGATAAATACGCGCCGAAATCGGTCGAAATGCAAAAGGCGATCACAAATGATCAAGGTGTCTTCGATGGTGATGGATCGATGAAGTATTTGGACAATCCAAAAAACGAACCGGTTGATCTTGAAAAATACTATGAAGGCCAATTGAAGGAAATCAAAGAATTGTTGGATCTTGATGGGATCAGTATTTCGGAAGACGAAAGAATTCACATTGATCGGATCATTGATGAAAACGAAGTTGAATCCTTCAAAAAAGTGGTGGTTTTATTACAATCAAGAAAACCAAAATCAAAATAATAATAATTTAAAACAAACAAACAAATGTCAGTATTAAGCAAAGAAAGAAACGGACGGGCGACGTCTTCGCAAATTTACAGAATCGCGAAAAATTACAAAGGTGGAAAATTCTTGAAACCGGCGATCACTTACATCGAAGAGATAAAGATGGAACGCAAGTTGAAACGATCATTGGACGGTGGCGCGGATTCACAAGCGATTCGATGGGGAAATTATATGGAACACCGTTTGTTTCAAAAACTTGGTTTGGAATGGTCAATGTCATCAAAAGACACAATCATTCACAAGGATCCAAAATTCGCGCCATATTGGTCCGGAACACCGGATTTAATGTCAAAAACAAAATGTGGTGAAATAAAGTGTTTTCAATTAAAACATTTTTGTCAAATTGTCGATGTCTTCAACGCCTTCAAAAACGGCGATTTAACGGAAGAAGAAACCGTGGACATCCTTCGGTCCCAAGAACCGGAAATCTATTGGCAAACATTAAGCAACGCGATGTTGATGGGGGTTTCAATTGGCGAAATGATTATATATGCGCCAAGCGAATCGGAAATGGATGAAATTCGTGAAGATCTTGGCGATCCGGAATTGTTGGATGAACCTTGGAAATACCGTTTTATTGTAGAACAAACCAATGATGAATTGGCAGTCATTCCGGATGAATCGGAATATCAATCAATAAACACGTTCGAATTTAAGATCCCAACGGCCGACAAAATTCATTTGACTAAAGCAATGATCGAAGCAATCAAAATAATTGAAGCGTAATGAAAAACGAAATCACAAAAAATTTCACAATCACACCGAATGAATTGATCAATGATGAATCGATCAATCCGATCGCCCGATTTTTGTTCGTGTGGTTGTGTTCAAAACCGGCCAATTGGAAATTTCACAATTCAGTAATTGAAAAAAGCATGAATTTTAAAAAAGATTCAAGGTTGAAATATATGAACGAACTTCGTGAAAAAGGGTGGTTGACTTTAAAACAAGTAATGAACGAAGATGGAACATTTGGACCAAACGAAATTCATTTGAACCCGTCGCCGGTTTTTCCGGCTACGGTTGAACCGTCGTCGGATTTATCCGTGGCGGGAAATATCCGCGACGGAAAAAACCGGCCACATAGTAAGACTAATAAATCTAATAAAACTAAAAAGTCTAATAAAAAGGAAATGTCTTTGTTTTCAGAAAATGAAATTCAATCAATTCCAAAAGAAGTCATCGGAATATTAAACACGTTGAAACCTTCAAAAAAACCATTTGAATTCACGGCGTCAAATATCAAGTTGATTGAAGCAAGGATCAAAGAAGGATTCAAGATCCATGATTTCAAAGCCGTGATAATTTACAAGATCGCCGAATGGAAGGACAATGACAAAATGAAAAAATATATTCGCCCGGAAACATTGTTTGGAACAAAGTTCAATTCGTATTTAGTCGAAGCGAATGAAAAAGGATCCGGCGATGGATCAACAAATTTTGAATTTAACCCAACACAAAAAGCGCAATTGGCATGATCGAAAAAGTATATAAAAACTTCATTGAAGAATCCGAATTGTTTTTTGTGAAAAAATTTATTGATTCACCAAAGATCAAAAATAAATATCAAAAATGTTTGGATATTATTTTCAACATCACCGGGGAAAT